AGGATCACTAGCACCAGATGGAATATAATTACGTCTAAATCTATATGCTGCGTATGCTTCACTCCACCGTCCACTATTAGCACTATCTGAGAATTCCCATCTAGTCTGGAATGTACCACCAGAGGGATTTTCTAATATCAAATCACTACCATCTAGAACAAAGCCTGTCTCTGTACGACTGAAATGCATATACAAGTAAGAGGCTTGTTTGTCTCTCATAGTATCACCAAGGAGTTCATGACCTGTGATTAAGAAACTTGTAAAGTCAACACCTGTACCATCAGCACTAACCCATTCTGTAAAAGTAGTATCTCTATAGTGGGAGAAAGTTAGTTTACTATTTATATCATCTACTTGAGGTACAACAGTTAAGTATTTAGTTTCTACCTTACCAGCAGATGGATTAAGAATAGACATCTGAACATCTACAGCGTTGGCCTGTACTTGTACACCATTCTCTTCTACATTATACGCTACTTCAGTTGCGAAGATAGGTGGAGTTACAACCATTCCAGCTATATATGGAGACCTTGTTGCTAACTCTGAAATAGTATTCTTATAGAATGCTGTTAAAGCAACATCTAGTATTAACTCAGTATCATATTTATTCTTATAAGTAGTGCCTGAATAAAGAGAATCACTATTATACAGCCAACTAATTTTCTTTTCAGAAGGATTATAACTGGCTATAGCAAACTGTTTACTAGCACCCGGTATATCATTATACAGTGTTTGTATAGTTGGTAGTGATATATTCTTAGCGTTTAGTGATCCTGAAATCTTATCTGGCTCTAATGTATAGATACCAGCATCTGACCAATAAATAATTATACCCTCAACTGTTACAATAGAGCTTGCACCAATACTTCCTACATTAGTAATTTTAATTACCTGAAAAGCATCAGCAGAGAAACCAGCTTCTGAATCACCTAGTATCTGCCACACACCATTATCAGCAATAACAACAAGGGCATTACGAACAGTTACTAGCTTAAGAATTGTACCTACTTCTGGAATAAATATACTACCACCATCTGTAGCTATAATATCAGAAATAAGTTCTGAGGTTGGGTCGGCAGATTGATAACAGTGTCCTGCCTCTACAGCTACAGCATGAGATGTGTTTAATAGTTGTGAGAAGTAGACATAGCCATTAAGTTTTGGCCCAGCATTAACAGTAGACTCGATACCTGAATAGAATACACGTCCCGAATAGAATGCTGTAGTAGCAGGTCTACTCTGTTCTATCTCTGTAGTAAGTCCTGCAATACCTGAAGCAGTAGTTCTATCTCTAGTAAATAGATCTAAAATATAATGCCCAGAAGGAGCTTTACTATTTCCGAAATATTGCTTTAATAGTTCAGCAGTAGAGTAATTATCACTAGTGTCTTTACCTGCTGTCCAATATTGTGTATTATTAGGATAGTTAGACTGAGAAGTAAAATAAGCATTTACTTTAGTTATGTCCCATCCTTGATTAAATAGATTATATTTATGTAGGTCAGATAGGGTAGTTGGGTTTTCATCTATATCTAAACTATCATCAACGCCTAAAAAATCTCTAATCTGTAAAGTAATCTGAGTAGTAGTAATGGTGTCTAGGGTAGAATCATATTCAACTACAATAGGCTCTATCTCTTTACTTACTATAAATAATAAACCATTACCAACAGATGTTTGTATAGGCTCACTTCCTATATTAGAAGCATAGGCAGTCTTATAAGTGTTTAAATCAACAGTGAATGATTTCTCATTAGCAGATATAATGCCTGTATTACTATCATAGAATCGTATAATACTACCTATCTGAACAACAGAGAAGTTGTATAAACCACTATTAGCAGCATTAGTCCAACTATGAACACTAACTGATTTATCAGAGAAATCTGTATTAGCTATATTAGTAGAAAGTACATAGTTATTTTCGAAATTAATACCCTTTCTCCTACGTCTACTCCCATTTCTGTTAAGAACAAAGTTCTCTTCATCAATAGAAGCATTCTCAGGATATGTAAGGGGATTAGCCTCAGTAATAAGGCCCTTCACAAATGTATTATATTCTTTAGTTTGAGCTGACTGGGGCACTTTGTACTCTCAATTTAGGTTTCTTTGAATCTACAATAGCTTGTTTAGCAGCAATATATTGTTCTACTTGACGCTGTGCCAAGTGTTTCTTATTAAATAGCCCTGAAAGCTCTAAAGGAAGCTCACCGCCTGTCTTAAACCTAATACCCCACATAGCAGTATTAGGTTTAATATATACTTCTATTTCTTTACCCCTTGGAGTTACGCCCGTAATTTTGGAACTTGATGCCTCCATTGGCTCTCCATTTTTCTCTTGCAAGATAGGTTCTTTGTCGTCTAGCTTTCTGTTCTTCTTTTGCATTTGGGAATTGCCTCAAGGAGTTAAAACAAGTTGATTTAGCCTCTGCTAATAAATAGGAGAAAGCCTTAGCTGGTAGATCAGGAATAAACGTATCTGTAGTAGACCATGTAGCCTCTTTAAGTGCGTATGCCTGTGTCTTACTCTGCTGTAAGGTAGTGTCTACTACACTATCATAACTATCAAATACAACATACTCATCATCAAAGGATGTCCAATATGTAGGAGGAGTGTCAGTAAGTATTAGTAAGTCTACCCCAGTATAGTCTGATACCTTAGTTACATTAGATGAGTCTTCATTTCTAGACATTATTTTATCTAAGAAATTTTTAGGATCTAAATATGTCACATCCTCATATTTGACTCTAGTATCACTAACACCTGCTTTATTATATTTAATCCAATAAAGCCTTTGATAGTCATCAGACATCTTCATATGTGTGGGATAGTTACTATCTCCAGATGCTGTAAGATTGGTTGTTTCTTTAAGATTATCCCACTCTCTACTAGACACAATCTCTTCGTAAGTAGTCTTAACTATCTCTGCTACTTGCTGAGCTTCAGCAGTATCATTAATAGAATTAACATTATCACTATCCATATCAGATAGGATATTCTGTACCATAGAAAGTAAGGTTAATTTTGCCATCTTATGTCCTTTGTATAACTAACGTTATTGTAGCTTTACTTGCAGTAGTAGAGCCTCCGTTAGTAATACACTCAATAGCCTGACCTGCTGTAACAGCGTTAGCTGCGGAAGGTGTTGAACTGTCTACATCACCTGCTGCTGATCCTGCCTGAGTTATAGTAATACCACCACTAGTTATAGCTACACCTGCAATTTCAAATGAAAGGGTAGCATCAGCTACAGTGATAGCTGTATCAATTACTGAGTATATTTTTATAATATTACCAGCATAAGGAGCTACTACCCAATCACTTTGAGCTGTAGATATATCGTCTATAATACAAGTAATATAATCTACTTGATAGTTCCAAGATCCACTAGCGGCACCATCAGCTACATAAACCTTCCCTACTGTAGCAGCAGCAATACCCTTTGGTTCGTGTATCTCAGGATCTGTAATATTGACGTGTTCAACTGGCATAGTCTACTCCTTAAGCATCAGCCATTAAACCATGAGCTTCTAGGATAGCTAAGATAGAATTGATTTTACCACCTAGAACACCATCGTTTGCTTCTAGTTCTGTTACGGTAGGAGTAGCACTAGTCGTTAGTGTACTTCCAGTAAGTGTTGCTCCATCAAGAGCATCTACACAATCAGCAACAAGAGCCTGTTGTTCAGCAATCATAGGTTTATTAGCAGCACTACCTAGTTGTGATTTTTCTTTACTTGGATTAGCCATGTTTATTTCCTCATTATATTAAATTAGTGGAGAAAGAGGGCCGAAGCCCTCTAACATCCGTGTTGCTTAACCAGCAACGTACTCGATGATAATTTCTGCTGCGCCAGCAGTAAATGTACCAGTTGCAACTACCATCAGGTAACCATCAACAGCAAGACGCTGTCCACATAGCACACCTGAATTAGTACCAGCATGCTCAGCAGCAGTAAGACTACCCGCTACAGTTGCATCAATATCAGCTGTAATCAAAGCATCAAACAAACCATCTGCATCAATAGCAGTTGTTCCATCTGACTGTTCCAGACCAATATCATAACTAGTACCACCAGCAAAGGCAGTAGTTGTGTTAAAGAACGCATTTGTAACTACGCTACCAGCAGGAATAAAAGCTCTTAGAGCATCACTTCCGCCATTAGGTAGATCATCATACGTAAACTTATAAGCGATTTGCTTAGTACGGCTACCCGTAGCTAGTTCACCACCATTAGTTTCATTTGTAGAACGAGGGCCATAATGTACTTGAACACTATCCCTCGCTGTTGCAGCTTCATAACCCATAATATTTCTCCTTAGTAATTGGTTTTAGAAGTGCCAAGGATACCCAGTGTATCAGTACGTTGTGCGCCGAAGCCATAACGAGCTGTAGTCTGGAACTTATCTTGACGATTTTCAGGATCACGCCACCCTTCAACAGAAGGTTGTTTACGCCATGCTTTCATGATTGGACGACAATTGTCATCAGCAACACACATAAACACATTAGCAACACCACCACTAGAAGCAACAGTTGTAGTACCGTCTCCAATAGTAACAGGCTGATCAAGCAGGTTAGATGTATAGATATCCCAACCAAAGATGTTACGAACAAATTTATGATTCTGAGCAAAGCCAGTAGTCACAATTCCTTCAAACATAGGGTTATTGGATACATTTACAAGGTTAGTCAAACTATTGATTGTAGCTTCAACAACAGGATCAACGATTGCTACACGTCCACTCTGGGTTGCATTAGCCTTATCAAATGCTAGTTTCATAGCAATAAAGTGAGACAGGGCAGCTACATTATTAGTTTCAGCAGAAACTACACGATGAGCAATACCGTTCACGTTATTAACAGCAGCATCTGTTTGAGCATCATTACATGCTTTCAAAAACTTAGTTTCAAAGCTTTCAGACAAAGCACGAGTTGATTCCATACCCCGCATAGCATTCAGAGTTTCAATCTGAGAGCCATCCTGACGTAGTTCATCACCTACATACCATGCATCACCTTCATATTCAGTAATTGTTAATTGAATATTACCGGTATCAATTGCGTTGAAAGACATTGGTACGCCTTCAGAGACATCCTGAATTGTTGCACTACCAACAGTTTTTACATTTAAAGTAGTACCTGATCCAAAATCTGATACATCCCTTGTAAATCCATCAGGGAGTAGCATATCAGGAAGGTTCTCTACGATAAACTTAGAATACTGAGTTGCCTCGATAAAGGCAGTAGTATTAGTTGTATCTTGAGCCATTTTTATTTCCTCATTAAATTATTGATTTTTTATAGCCTCCCCAGCAGCTCTCCAAGCATTTACCATGTCTTTAGTATTAGCACCTAGTGGTACTTTAGAAGACGGTGTAGTTGATTGAACACTCTGGCGTAAGGCCTCTGTATTAACTGAACTATCCAATGGCATAGAAGGTGCTGGTTTACTATTTAATCCAGCAAGTTTTAAAACAGCAGCGGGAGATCTAGAAGCCATATCATTTAAAAAGTTAACAGAGATTCCCGTGTCTTGGGCTAGCTTTATATAGGCTTCTTCAGCCTTAGCTTGATCTCCATAGAAATTTGTCATTTCATTTACAACTTCTTTAATATTTGACTGCGCAACCACTTGTTGTTCTTTTGCACTTAGTTTAGATTCAATTAATTGATCTAGTACATTAGGATCAAAAGCTTGAGGAGCTACCTCTTGCTGTGATACCTCTGTACTAGTAAGTTTCTGAAGTGCTTCCTCGACTGTACCCATAGTGGATACTTGTTCCCTATACTCTGCATTTTCATTCTCAAGTTTTTGAATATGTTCTTGAGCGTTATCGAATGCTTGGTAATAGGCATCTACGGTAGCATACTTCTTTCCCTCACCTACATATTTACTAACCGGGTCTGGTATTGTAGACGTAGTAGTTTCTTGGATATTACCATCTGGCTGGTCGGCCACTGGTGCTGGGGTTTCCCCACTAAATATATTTTCTTCTGACATAATAATCTTCCTTTGGTCAAGGTAGTAATTTAATTAATCTCTCCAACACTCTCTGTTCTCCAAGCTTGTCGGCTTGAAACTCAGCCCATGAAGGGAGAGTATAGTTCGATTCTTTTCTCATTTCTGAGTTGGATATATTCAAGTCTTCTTGAAGCAATCCTTTCAGCACGTCTGTTATCTCTTTAGAGGCAAACAGTCGAGTCTTGAAATCTTGTTTATCTTTAGTAGTCTTTAAGTGTTTAGTCCACTTAGATGCTATCTTATCCACGCTTCCTTCCTGCTTTTTTATTACGAGGAATAGATCTGTTCTTACTCTTAGACTGCATCTTTAGATTACTCTTAGATGTGTTACGAACATTATTATCTTTATGAGCAACGTCCTTACCATCACCTACTCTAGCTTTACCAGCAGCTATCATCTTACGTCTAGCTTTGTTATTTAAAGCACGCTTCTTAACACCACCCCGTGCTTTATCAGTCTTCATCTCTTGCTTGATGTCACGTTTGTAGTTCTTACTGGAAGGCATTATTTCTTCTTCCTTTTAACTGCATTCCTAACACCTACAGCAGTAGCTCCAGCAGCTCCAGCACCAGCAGCAGCCTTAACAGCTAGGTTCTTTCTACGTTGTGTAGTCTTAGCCTTACGATCAGCATCTCCACCTCTATCGCGTCTAGAAGGAGATTTATCAACAGCCTTTTTAGTTTTCTTTGCATCAGACTTAACTTTATACTTAGCACCAGTTACAATCCCTTTGTAATCACCGCCTCTTTCTTCTCGTAACGCTTTATCACTCTTACCCGCAGCACTCTCATCTATAACCCTACGTGTGTCTGCTGTACGACCCCTAGCCTTATACATCTCTGACCGGTTAGTATCTTTAGTTTGTTTCTTCGTAGAAGTGCTTCCTGCTCTATCTCTTTTAACTGTCTTATTAACTTTAGCAGCCTTAGCAGCCTTCTTAGCTTTATTAACTTTCTTAACTGCTTTAACTACTTTACCAATGCTAGCTAAACCCATTATTCTTCCCCTTCTGGAATGTCATCTTCGATAGGTGTTTGATCTTCTACTTCCACATCTTCCTGTGCTTGATTCATTACACGTTGTGTGTCTGCTTGTTCTAATATAGCTATGTTATCCTGGAAGAGATCAAATCGTTCAAGCCCTAATACATCTTCAACTAGTTTAGATAGTTGTTTAGCAGATGTATGTGGCATTATCATCTGGCCTACAGGGCTATTAAACAGATTCGTTACATTCTGTACAAGCTGTGATGTAGCTGCAAAATGTCTAGCACCACGAGGACGTATCTTACCTTTAGCTGTAATATCATCTTTAGTAATCTTAATAAACTCTTGTATACCTAAGTCATCATCCATAACACGGATAAGGTCTGTACCGGTTAGATTACGTCTTCCAAGTTCTAACATCATATTTAAAAGAGGCTCAACAACTTCTGTTTCAAACTGCTGTATTTTCTCTTGGAATATACGAGAAGCTGCATTCTCCAAACTTTGTACTTCGTATGCTGTCTTCTCACCGGGGGTTCTAAAGCCCATCGCTTGTTTAGGAGCACCAGCATATTCTTCCATCTTCTGTTCTAATATAGCTATCTGTGTGTCTGCTTGTAGTGCTGTAGCATCTACCTTGAGAATATTAACCTCACCATCGTCACCCATATATATCTCAGCCATAGGAGACCATTCAAATTCTTCTACATTACCCTTAATTGTAATAGGGGGATGTGCAATCAAATCAAACAGATCAGCTTTAATATTCTCTAAATGATCAATACGGTATTGCATACCTACTAGATTATCTAAAGGCCCCATACCATATAAATTATCAGGACGTTTACGCCATGCTGAATGACAAATACTATTCTTACCTAACCATGATTTAATAGGAGCTTTACGGACAATATGTTGTCTATCAGCCACTATTATACTATGTCCTATGATAAGCTCACCAGTCTCTTCATCATACATGTCCCCTCTAAATTCTAGAAGCTCTATGTAGTTAGATCCATAATATTCTTGTAAGCTACCAAATCCATCTATCTGGATACCTGTAGCCTTGTCCATATCAGACTTATCATATCTTCCAATAGTAGCTCTGAAGTCCTTTATATTCTCTATAATAAATTCAGAGTACTCATTATCTGGTTTCTGTTTAATATCTCGTTCAAGTTCACCAATAGTTACAATCTTACGAATAATCTTAGGGGCATTTCTAAAAGAAGAAGATGCAACATTAAATGTAATATCTAATGGGCTAATTCTTTTAGCCACTGGCCCTACATAAGTAGTTACTGTTTCTCCATTATCATCTTCAAATGTATCAACTATATATTCAGCCTCAGCAAAAGCATTACCATAATCTATATAATCATATACTAGTTTACTTATAGTATTTTTAAAATCAGATTCTCTTATCTTATTAGAGAGATATGCTTGTATTGCCTGCTTCTTACCAGAGTCTGCTGCATCTTCACTATAGGCTTCCCACTTCATCCACTCATCATTAGGAAACATGGATGCCATATAATTAGCATGTAGATTATCTCTAATCTGACAAAGCTTAGGTATAGTGGTAGTGTTCTTCCAAGGAAGATTCCTATTAGTAGTCTTAGTAGTGTCTGTAGCAAAGATATAGTTTCTAAGTTCTACCTTCTCTGCTCTCCATCCATTTCTATCACTCTCTTGCTGTTCATATAGAGTAGATATAGACTCAGCCAGCCTAGCACGACTTCCGAATAGTTGCTGGAGTTCTGTAACTTCACCTGTCATATTATGCCCTTATTCCGCCAAATCTTGGATGATAAACTATATTTGCTTTCTTCTTCTCTCTATTACTACGCCTTGATGGAGGTATAGCTACATCCACAGCAGCAGTAAGAGCATCCATGATATCATCATGAGGGGGGTTCTCTGCCACAAGCTCTTCTTCTAAGCTCTGACAATGACCACCTCTATAGTGCCACATTTGTAAATTATCGTAACGTGGTTCTAGCATAGCACTAATACGTTCTTCTTTAGTGCCTTCGTGTCTGTTAGGTCTGTACTCATCTACTGATAGAGCAATACCATTAGGTTTAATATAACCTTCCTTCATTTCCTTCACAATAGCCTGTTGTGCTACTGTTACTTCTGCTCTGATCTTTCTAAAGCCCCATTTGGTATGAGCTTGTAATACATGTTCAAAATATACTGATATACGACCATCTGTTTTAAACCTGTCTATATCTAGTACGTATATATTCTTTTCTGCATCTATACCTACTACAACTATGGCTGAGTAGTCAGCTTTCTTTGACATACTAAATGCAAAGTCAATAGCAGCAAATACATTAATCTTTCGTTCTTTGTAATACCAGAAGCCATTCTCTTCAACTAAGAATTTCCTATCATAGTATTGGAACTTATCTGGACTAACTCTAGCATTAAGAGGATCATTAGGATCATTATAATACTGTGCAAAAAACTGTGTTCTGTCTAAATATTCTGCTCTTTTCTTAGCTAGCTCATTCTCATCAAAACCAAAGAAGCGTCCATCTTTACGTTGCATACGAGGCCAGAGAAACTCTCCATCCTCTTCCACTACCTTCTGGAATATCTCATACAGAGGTTTGATATCTTCTAGCTGTCCATCCTTATATACTTCTACAGTCCGTGTAAGGATCGTAGCGTAGAGATCTTTGGGATGATACCTAGTACCTACCCCTATTGTCTTTCCTTCTGTAGTCTTGATAGAGGAGAGCTGAGAGTACATAGCCTCTACTTTCTTTCTTCCATCATTTGTATAAGCGTTCCCCGGAACTACTACGTCATCTAAGAATACAAAGTTAGCGTGGAAACCAGTTATGTTCGTAGTAAGGCCAGCAGCCTTTACCGTCGGGTCACGAACACCTTCTAGCTTTCGGTCTGGATGATCTACAGAGATTTCCATAGCAGACCACTTTTCCCGCTTTCCTTCATCTGGTAGAATCATGTCAGGCCAATAACGCCTGTAGATTTTACTATCCAGTATGTTCTTGATGGCTAGGAGCTGTTTCTCAGCGAGATCGGCAGTAGCAGAAACATATAGAATAGTAGTCCAAGGAAACTTTGTAATCAACCATGCAGCATATACAGCAGCACAGTGACTCTTACGATGGTCTCGTGGTATTAATGCGAGTTGATTATCATTCGCATCTTGACGAGTCCACCAACTGAATAACTCCTCATGTACTGATCCGTAGACAGCATGAGGGTTTGTAAGCTTGGCAAAGAAGAAGAGGTCTGTTAATGCACGTTCTCTTATTTCTTTTAGTTTATCTGTATTACGCATTAATGTGCTACCCAACCACCACCATCATTCACATACAGTATATTATTCGTAGAGTCATAAACCATTGCTGATAACCCACTTTTAGTTGTTGGTGTTCCTGTTGGTGTTCCTGCACAAGATGGGATATATAAGAATCCATCGGTAGCTGTAGTGGCTAGGGCTGCTGTTCCTATTGCTACGTTGCTAGCGTTATCAATACGCATAGCTTCTGTAAAGGTACAAATATTACCTGC